GCCACGGGCCGGTCGTTCACGTGGATCGTGAAGACCAGCACACCGCAGCTCTCGAAGGCTCCGCGCAGGGCCTCGTCCGGCTCACGCCCAAGGGCAGCGAGTTCGTCGAGGTCCTGCTGGCGGAGACCATCTTCGAGCATGACATCTACGTCATCCTCGGTGGAGGGCCAGATGACCGACACTTCATTATGCCGAAGTTGCCCTCGCGAAGTATCGACCTTCCCAGCTGATGAGAGAAATTCCTGCTGGCAGGAAGCTATCCGCTTCAAATACGAGTCGGACATTTTCAGCATCTCCTCCAATGGCGAAATCAAATACGCCATCATCAAGTTGTGTGGCACCGAAGGTAGCCTCGTTGAGGAATTGAGAGGTGAACGTCTGACGGTACTCGTCGTCGTCGTCGTTGGACAGGGTGACAACGTCAAATGTACCGGTGCCCTCGTACAGCGCTCGGGCGCGACGCAGCTGGAGGCGACCGCCGATGCGAGCACCCCGGGCTGAGTTGGCCGTGCCACCACCGCGGAGGGTGATGGTGGACAGCTCGTACGTGGATAGGAACTGGCGCCCGATGTACACAGGGTAGGCGCTGTAGTCGCCGATGGCATTGACAGTCAGGTCCACAGAGGCGTCATTGACTGTGATGAGCGTTCCGCGGGATGTTCCCCACGCTCCGCCCCTCACGATGTTGTACGTGCCCCCGATTGTCGCTTGGGGGTACGGCATCGTCCAAGTGGTAATGTCGGTCCCCACGTCGTACGTGCCCGTGAGGGAGACGAGGGAGTCGAGGTAGACTCGGTAGCCGAGGTTGCTGGTGAAGGCGGCGTTGTCCTCATCACTTGCGCCGAAGTTCATCTTCTCGATGTGGACGCTGCCGTCAGGCTGTTCGAGGACAACCCAGGCGACCGACTCAGACCACTCGATGTGATGCACTACAGAACCAGACGGGAATTCCCAATAGGACCACGACTGCATCACCTGCTCGCGACCCACGTTGTGGAAGCGGTAGATGTAGATGCGGTTGACGTGGCCGGTCTGGTTGCTGATGCACGTGACGAAGTTCTCGCCGGTGCCCGCAGACATCTGGATGACGTTGGGCGGTAGGTAGTCATCGACCCACGCCGTGATCTCGTCCGCTTGGAAGACATCAACGTCGCTCTGGATGTACTGGCTGATGGCCGTGTGACCACCGTGGTCCTGAGCGAAGTAGACGGCATCCTCCACCGATACAGGATGGACGAAGCTGTTGGGCCACACACCACGCTCTTCAACGCGGGCGTTCTTGACCGTGGTCGGGCCGTCAGTCGAACCCTTCAACTCGGAGATCGTGTTACCAGTGGGGGAGAGGAGGGTGAGGTTCCCTCGGAACGGGACCATGTACTCGAAGTCCGAGACGCGGTCAGCCGTGCCTGCGATGTCGTAGGGGTCGGAGTCGCTCAAGATCGTGGCCGAGATGGGCCAGAAGTTGAACAGGTTGCCAGCCTCGCTGCCGATGACGTTCTCACCAGCTACGAGATGGAGGCGGTTCTTATGGACCGAGACGTCCTTGATGGCGCTGCCGATGAACGATGGGATCGGGGACGTATCGAGGTCGCCCACCGTCCGGCTGTCCCACGAGAGGGACTGGAAGGTGAACGTGTTCAGGCTGGTGTCGTACACGAGCGCGTGGGGCATCGTGTCGTCGTCGATGGTATTGTACAGCCCGGGCAGGACAGTCTCCTGCCAGACGTGTTTCTCTTCATCGTACGCCACGTAGAACTGCCCATCATCTGAGCCGTCGGAGCCCTTCACCTGCACCACGAACCCATCAATCCCCTTCGCGGGGAGGTCGGAGAACTTAGAGACGGCTGGGACTGACCCGTTGGTGCCTGTGGTGACGTGGGTGAATGTGGTGTTACCGAAGCTGTCATTGAAGTCGATGGCTTCGAGGGTGCCTGTGAACTGGTAGCCGTACAGGACTGTCTCGATACGGGTGAATTTCCAGTTGGTGTACGAGCCGGTGCCGGTGACGTCGGTGCCGCTGGTGGCGCCACACAGAGCGTTCATCAGGTTCTCGCAGTTCCCTGAGGTAGTGGTCACACCTGTGGTCGTGCCGATGTTCACGCCGTCGATCGAGTGGTCAACGGCGGACTGCGTCGCGTCGCCTACGTTCTTGAAGAAGAGGAGGAACTCGTGGGCCTGTGTTCGTCCTGCTGAGGGGGTGGTGGTGAGGGCAGTGGTCACGCTCTTGTTCACGATGAACGTGTAGTCCGCGACCGTGACGATCTCGAAGTTCTTCTTGGCAGTGACGTCCGCGGTGCTGAAGTCGAGGTAGTCCCAAGAACCTGGACTACCAGTGGCACCATCGTTGACTGTGATCTCGGCGCCATCGTCGAGGTCGTACACGTTCACGTCACCGTCGGTTACGAAGGCCATGAACGTACGACCGTCACCGCGGTCGATGACGTGAGCGGCCACACCCTCTGAGGGGATGGTGGCTACGGAGCCTGCCAGCTGAGCCACATGCTCGGTGGGTGGGCGGCGGACGAGACCCTTCGCTGCGTCAGAGATGAAATTGACCTGCGTCTCGCTCTGTGCCGGGTTCCGCTGCGGGGCAGGTTGCCGGGACACACCGCCGATGAGCGACGGGATGTCTTGAGATACGAGTACGTCGGGCATGGGTCACCTGTTGTGCATCATGGTTACGAAAGAGGGCGAGTACGTCTGGTCGTAGTTCTCGTTGTCGAAGTCCTCTGACTGGAGCGAGGCGTAGGCCGACGCTGCCTGTGCGCGGAGGTCACCGTCCACGGCGTTCGAGCCGATCGAGCGGGACTGGTTGCGGACAGACGCCGCTGCGTACACGTACTCACGGGCGGTCTGGGGGAGGTCTTCGTATTCGAGGAGGCGTGTGATCCTGAGGGTCACTGGGGACGCTAGGGGGAACTCGTCGGTAGCGTTCTCCCGGTCGTACAGGACCCGGCCGCGCACCACGAGGTGGGGAGTGTAGGTGGCGCCTGATGGGTCATCCTTCACAACCTCTACGTTGGCGTAGGCGTCGGGGATGGTGAACCGATTGTTGCCGTCGATAGCGACCGTGACTGTCTCACGTCCGAACCACCAGCCCATCAGTTGCATCTGACGGCTGACCTGTTCGAGGGAGTTGATTGCGCGGACTACGTCGAGCCGCGTGGAATTGGTGATGCTTGATACTGGGCGGTCGCCAATGTCGTGGAGCATGGCGTTGACCGCTTCGAGCTTTGTGGTGGGGATTGCTTCTGCCATGAGTTCTCCAATGAAAGAAATGGGGCCGATCCTTTAATAGGACCGACCCCAATTCAATTACGCTTACGCGGTTGCGATTTCAACCGCAGCTTCGGGTCGGAGGAATCCGTAACCCTTCGCCATCTTCGCGAGCAAGAGCGTACCCTGCCGGAGAGGCTGGTACTCATGCTCGAACTGGATGCCGATGAGGCTGACGGAAGCCGCCGCCGAGGAGTGACCGGACACAGCGACCGTGGTCGTGTAGTCGAGGCGCAGCTCGGTGGGGAAGTCCGTGTCGCCAACTTCGGACGCGGTCGGGAGGTTCGTGGTCTTCACAACCGTGAAGTCCGCGGCGTTCCGCATGACTGCCGTCGCGCGGCTGCCGTCGCCACCGAAGTCGCGATCGAGGAACTCGCCGTCCTGAAGCATCAGGTAGAACTGGCTCGGTGCCAGCCACAGCGTGCGGTCCATGTTCGGGACCGAGGCGTTGTCGAGGTTCTCAGCGCAGTCGTAGATCGACGCCTTGAGGACCGCGGCATCGGTTCCGGCCGTCGCGGCCACAACCTGAACACCAGCGTCACCACCGGTCACGAGCGACGCATTGCGGCTCGCGGCGATGAAGGCCATCAGGACGCGGAGGTCGTCCTGCTCGGCCAGCTCTTGGCCCTGCTGCGTCGCCAACGGGCGGCGGACGTCGAAGTGGCTCTTGGCCTCGTCGAGGACGTCAACGAAGATCGGCGAGATCAGGAGGTCCTGAATCGAGATGACCTTCTCGGTCGAGTTGACCTGTTCCATGTCCAGCTCAGCGCCACGCGTATAGAACGCGGAGCCGACTCGGCCAGTGATCGGGAACTGGGCGGACTTGCCGGAGCTGATGCTTCGCTCGACGTGTCGTCCCTTGGTCGTGATCGTCTTGTTGAACGATTCGAGGATCATCCCCGAATACACCTTGAGCGCGAGATCATCGAACGGGGTCCCGTCGTTGTTGTCGTCAATCGCGCCTACTACTACATGTGGATCTGCCATTTGAAAGAATACTCCTGCGGCGAGCGGGGGTTACTTGAGGTACCCCGCTTTCATGCTCGCTGCGATGCGTTGGTTCAACTCTGCCCGGTAGGCCGGGTCCACGTCCATACGTGGGTCGCCGGTCAGGGTGGCGAGCTGTTCCATTGAGGTGATAAGTGCGACTCCAGCCGAGGAGTTTGCACCGGCGGCGACACGTGCGGGAGCGGGAGCTGCGGCGCTCTGCTCTCCGGTCGCTGCCTTGAATTGTGCGTAGAGACCACGCACTGCGAGTGGTACCATGGCGGGATTCGCCACGGCTTCGTCGTATGCTGCGAGTTCAACTGCGCTGAGGTTTTCGCTCGCCCATGCACCCATCGCGGCGTAGCCTTCTTCACCACCAGTGATGTCGAATGCTGCTGCGCGGGTGGACGATACGGTCGCGTTGGCGCCGGCCATGTACTGTTCGAGGATTGCTTCCGCATCCGCGAACCCGGCCTTCGTCAATCGGTCAACGATCGTCGTGCTGCTTTCAGGGGAGAGGTTGCCGTTCTCGGCGTACTCTGCGTAGAACTCTGTGAGGTCGAGCAGTTCACCTTCGGCTGGTTCTTCAGCCTCTGGTTCTGGTTCTTCCTCTTTGGTAAGGGTGAGGTCGTTGACCTCTGCCGGAGCGTCCTCAACTACCTCGGTCTCCTCTTGGGGGACTTCGGGGGTCGCGGGGGCCTCCGGCTCTTCGGGTGTGATGCCGTCTGCCTCGTTCATCGCCGCCTGTGCGAGAGCAAGGTTCTCAGCTGCATCATCTCCATCCACTTGGAAGGTAGCCATTATTCGATCTCCTCGATTTCAATCGGCGTGGCTGTCGTGCCACGGCAGTATTTCTGCTGGATGGCTTCGTCGCGGCATCGCACTACTCGTGTGATGGTCACGTCGATGTCATCCCCTCGTCGATTCTGAACGATTTTGGGAACCTTGACTACGTCCTTCACCATGTCCAGAATCGGATCATAAAAGGTACGCACTACTTCCAATGGGATCTGACCGTCTGGTGCGTGCATCCGTTTTACCTTCTTCGGTTTTGCTGCACCTTCGGTACCGTCGTCGATGCCAACGGCTGCCTCTTTCGTATTCTTACCAGTAGACATTTGACTCTTCTCGTAATGTGTACTCCTGCGGCGTTAGGGGGATTACTGAGGCAGTTGCCCGCCAGCCTGTTGGGCGGCGAGCACCTCTGCCATCTGTGCGGGGTCGGTATTACCGATCGCGTTGCCTGCACCACGTGCCATCTCCTGCCCGGTGGTCTGGGCGGCGGCTGCCTGCTGTGCGGCCTGCTGATTCGCTGCGACCTCGTCCTCAGTGTAGAGGAGACCTTCGGACTCGACTCCCGATCCTCTGACGAAGCGGGTGATGAGGGTCGCGGGCTTCAAGAACTCTACGACCTCTGGCTTCAGCTGAGCTGCGTCGCCGACAAGGGCGAGGAACTCACGCATGCGCTGTAGTTCCTGACCGCGGCCGATGGCTGCGAGTCCGGTGACCACACCAATGCGAACCGAGGATTCGGGGAGAGCCTTGAATGAAGTGTCGGTCTTGACGAGGTGACGTTCCAGAAGGTGGGCCACTGGCATCTGAAGCTCGACCGAGAACAGCGAGAACACACCACCGAGGGTGTCTTCCAGCTCTTCGGCCATGCGTCGTACTTCTTCTGCGGTGACTCGCTCTTGCTGGCGTTGAAAGGATGAGTTGAGGAGGAACGAAGCGGCCAGTGCCTGACGCAGTTCGTTCTTCTCCGCCATGACGAAGTTCATGTCCGCGCCCTTATCGAGGCGGATCGCGTGTACGTCACCCTCGGCGGCAGAGATTACGCCACCGTTACGGGCATCGAGGAGCTTCTTCGGTCGGAGTGGGGAGTTGGGGTTGACTGCCCAGACAACCTTCGCGGCGTTGGCCGAGGCGAACTGGGTGTCACGCGAGAGCTGCTCGTAGGACGTGAGGTCGCCACGGTACTCTTCGACGAACCCGCGGCCGTAGTCTTCCCCGTCAATGGCGGAGTAGCGGAGCGCGAGCCATGGGCTGTTCTTGATGGACCACGACTGGCGTGAACCTGGAATCTCAACGCCGGCGACTTCCTGCCAGCTGTTGTAAGAATTCCCCTCACGAAGGATGCGGGTGTAGAGGCACACCGGCTCTTCGGACTCGTCCGTATTGGAGGTCGGCGACGTTGTCGCGGAGGGGTGCGTGGCGAGGATCTCAAGCACACGCGGGTCAGTGATGACGCTGCGGTCCATCTTCTCGACGTAGATACAGTCGAGGAGGTTTCCGCTGCCATCACGAACAGTGGTGTAGGCGTTCAGGGGGAACACCTGCATCCCGCCTTCAACGGGATCCATGTACACAAGGGAGTTGCCCGAGATAAGGAGGGCTCGGATCGCAACGTAGATCTTCGTGCGGAGGTTCTGGATGTCTACCTCGTCCTGTAGCCGTCCCTCGCGGCGAGTCAGTGCCGCTTGGAGCTTACTGATTTCGGTGCCTTGTTCGTTGGCTTCGTCCTTCGCCTCCCCAGACAGCACGTACTTCATGAACGGCATCGTCGGGGGGAAGAGGGTGAGGAGGAGCTTCGAGGCGAGGTTGTTCACGCCACGGGCACCGAGGGACTGGAAGGGTTTCTTGAGGACCACGGGGGTCGTGCGGGTGATGATGTCCTGATCGTCAGAGATGATCGAGGGGATCGTCACGGTGGCGCTGCGGTAGGCTTCGTCCAGATAGCACTGCCGGTCACTGATCCGGCGGGCGTAGAGCCCTTCCGCTGTGGTCTGCTCTTGCACGTTCTACTCCTACGATACGCTGAGTCCACTGGAGCTGCCGCCGATGCGGAGACCTGTGCGGAGCTGGTTTCGTCCTGATTGCCGCCGGCGCCTCACGGCTCCCGGCTTGTTCGCGTCCTCAGCACCCAGCTCTACCTTCGGGGCCTCGATCTGCGGCGGGGGTGATTTCGGTTTCTTGGGCTTGGGTGGGGGGCACATGGTTATTCTCCGCCTTCGAACTCGCCCCACGTGAATGGTACAGCCGGTTCGAGGTTGGGTGAGCAGGCGAGGGGCTTCTTGTCGCCGCTGCCGACTCGTTTCTTCGAGCGGTCCTTGGCCTCGCCGGTCTTCTTGTCGCGACCATTGCAGGCATGCGCGGCGCGGGAGCCAGCAAATACGGCCCGGGGGGAGGTGTCAGCTGCGTGGCGCGCGCGTCCAGCTCGGGCCTCGACCTTGCGCTCGACGGATCCGCCGCGGTTTCGGGGTGCGTTCTCGTCGCCGCCAGTCGAAACTGTGCGGCCAGCTGCCTTGCGGTCAGCGGAATCATTGGACATTGATGGTACCTCTGCGTGGAAGTTCGTGGGGTGGGGGGTCCTAAGAGGTGTGTTTAATCCAACAAAAAAAAAAGCCCAGCCACCCCCCGGAGGGAATGACTGGGCTTGTTCGCCGGGTTGGGACCTCGTGAGAGGCCGGTCGGTGGCGTGCCGTTCTATCCGCCGACCTCGGTCCAGACGCGGGCTTCCGCGAGGGACCATTCGGCATCGTGGTCGTCGAGCCGGGTGGACTCGGCGACCGGCCCGCGCCACTGGAGGGCGTGAGCGTACTCGTGTGTGATGATCAGCCACTGCGCCACGAGGGGCAGCCGCTTGTCGATCCGGATGCTGAAGTACGGGCCGTTCTTCCCGGCCACCAGATCGCAGTCGCCGAACTCCCCGGTCTTGATCTCCACCCGGCGGTACTTCACCGGGTATTCGGTGGGGAGGTTCAGCTTCAGGCGGTGCTTCAGGCTCCGCAGGTCCGCCT